TTAGCAGATACAGGCTGTTCGTAAGTACTAAGCTGACGCAATAGCACATCCCCGCCATTTACAACAGGCAATCCAACGCCATCTCGAAATTCGTTGACTGTGATCACCCCAGCTTGCACGGCTTGCAGATAACGCTGCCATTCTTTACTCATATCCTCTTGCAATGCTGGGACACGAGAATAGTCAAAGCGCATCTTTACATCGCCAAACTCTGGGGACAGCTGGGCATTGATCACATCATCAAAATGTTCATACAGCCCAATCAGCGTGTCCTGCCACCAAGACTTGCGGGCTTCCTCATAGTTTGAGTAGGTTGAACGCTTCCAGCCAACCGCAGCTCCAACGATAATCGGCGGGACATTGAACACCATACAGATACGAGCTTCGTTTCTATCATCCAAAGTTTCAAAGCCCATCTCTTCGAATGATAAGCCAGTCTTTTCATACTTTGCATCAGCATCCAGAACAGCGGGCTCAAGCCAGTTCTCCGAGCCACCATAACGTTCACGCCATCGTTTGCGAATGAGTTCAACTTGCGCTTCCGAGAGGTGTTGACTTGAGGTCAACAGTCCAGTTGGGACACCGCCATGCTCCCAGAATAGCTTGATAAAGTCGGTTTCGGAATTGTCAATATCACCAATCCGTGCAGCTACAGCAGCAGGCGGATAACCACCATAAGCATCTAATGGATCATAGTTCTTGAACGAGAGAACATCCTTAGGCTCAAGATAAATGGGCTGGCGTCCGGGAACTTTATACTCATAAGCAGAGATGAATTGACTTGACGATTTTATCGGGGCAGTCCAATCAGGACGCATCGGCCACAATCCAACCACATTGCCAGAGTTCGAGCGCTCCTTTTCGAAGTATGCAACCCCTGCAAGGTTCAGATAAATAATAACGGCTTGCCAGAAATCATACTCGGACATGTACGGGTTAGGATTGGAAAGTAAGCGCCTCAATGGGTGATCGTCAAGTTCATTTCCTTTGCTGTCAATAACTTTCGTGGCGACCTGCGAGGCAGTGCGTGCCGTTCTGTCAACGCAGGCATAAATCAGCTCATTCTTGCGCCAGCCTTCTTTGACAACAGTATCATAACTTATCGCAGAATAGTGAGGTCGGTTATCTTCCCAGAGAGGAATGACAACGGTGCGCTTTTCCTTGCGTGCTAATCGAGAGAATATATTTGCCATTATGCGAAAATCCCTCCAGTCTGATTATACTTCGCTATCATGGTTGCTGCATACCTTAATGCATCAAGACGGTGGAACATCTCCTTATTCTCAATTACATCGGTCACAACACCATTCCCGTCTAATCTGCGGTGATAAATCGAGATTTCATTCCTTATCCCCTCGCATCTTTTCATAACACGCAAGCGCCCAGTCTTCATAAGCTCCAGTACTGCGGATATGCCAGACTCAACATCTGACACATAAGGTCGATAAACGGTAAGCCCACTATCAGCCCAATCCATTCTGGGCTGCGTCTCACTCGCAGCTCCACCAACTACTGTGTATTTTATCACATCTTCTCTATGTAATTTACTGAGCACATAATTAACGTGGTCGCTTGTTGGTTTATTCCCGCCAAGATATTCATCATAGATATACCAGAGAGATGGAGTTTTAGAGGCGTCCTCTGCCAACCAAATGATAGCAGTATTCGCACCGCCAAAGTCAAGCCCAATTATACGCTCCCACTCTGGCGGCGGAGTGAAATTGTCAACATACCATTCGTCTCTGAATATCCCATAAATCAAGCCTTCGGGGACTGTGAAGTCGGCGTCGTAGAACATCTTGAAGCGCCACTCTGCCATCGTCCGCTTAGCCCGTTCATACTCGTCTTGTGGAAACGCTGGGTTCAAGTTACTGCTAAATCTGACAACCTCATAATCAGGGTCGCCAGCTCTCCATAGGTCATACCAGTGCGTCTTGAGCCAGCCAACATTATAAGGCGTGGTCGTTCCAAGCACCCTGCCGTGATTTACTGATAAACGGCGCAGAATAGCTTCCCACGCATCGATCGTCCATTCATCTTGCCCGCATTCATCTAACCAAGCCGCTTTGGCTGTAGATGCTTCAAGCCCGGACTCGGCATTGGCAGAACGGAGAATTATCCGCCCCCACATTTCATCAGATTGGAAATTAGCTAAAAACTTACCAGTTTCTGGATCGCAAAGCTCAATGACCTTATATCCGCCCCACCAGCGCCCTATCCTTAGCACACCTTCAAATACTTTGCGTAGCTCAGGCAACATCTTGAGAATGAACAGGTCGTAAGAAGTCGTGATGGCTAAATAATCGCCACGCCCTTTTTTCTGTATTTCACGCCATAACCACCACGGTCCGAATGATGTTTTCCCACCTTGCGTTCCAGCTAACATCAGAACAAAGCGCTTATCACTATCCCACGCCTTCGTCTGCCCAGAATGGAAATTGAGCGTCAGCTTGCCAGTTTCAGCATCTATCTCGAACAGTTCAGTCGGCTGTGTTTTCATCGACCTGCTTTTTGATTACTATCTCGGTAACTTTGAGTGGTTGACCTTTTGCATTGCCAAGCTCAACTGTAGCGCTATCGCCAAACTCGTCTTTTCGCTTGCGTGCCAACCACCATTTAGCAGAGGTAACATCGCCATCATGCATCGATTTCATTAGGACGCCGACCGCCATATCGTTCACTTTCTCCAGCTCGTCTTGGTATGCTGATTGCACGGACGGATATTTGGCAATATACTTCTGAGCCGTTTCCCAATTGCAGCCAACACGAGTGGCAATAGTAGAAATAACGCCACCAGAGCCTTTTATGGCTTCTATAAATTGTTTGGCTGTAAACTTGGTCTTAGCCATAGATTACCCATTATCGAATTTTTGCGCCACTGATCAGCTTTCCAATAGCACCGGCTCTTTGCCGGTCACATCCACCCACCGTTGGATTGCCACCGCGCAATATGCCGGCGATATCTCCACCGCCCGGCATTTGCGCCCTAATAGCTCGCAGGCGATAAGAGTTGTGCCAGAGCCGAGAAATGGTTCTAAAACTATATCGCCAGAATTGGTTGTCAATATAATTCCTCTCTCCGGTAATTCTATTGGAAAGCACGCTAGCAATTCATCTATTTGAGATTTGTTAGTGCCAACTCTCCAATAGTTAGTTATGCCTTTCATTGTCTTTTTGTTGAAATAAGCCCTCTTTTCTGTCCCGAATAATCCAACCAAATCCAGTTCTTTTACAATCGAATCTTCGTCTGCCATAAGCAATATGTCCTCATAACTTCGAGTTAACATTTCTGAACTGGTAATCGGCAAACCATGTCCTTTATCCCAAACTATCATCTCCAAGAATCTCAAACCGCTTTGCTTGATAATTCTATAAAATATCTCCAGGAATTCCCAGCGGCTATTTTTATTATAACTAAGGTTCCAAAATAAGTATCCCCGTAAATGAGGCTTGATATTATTAACTACCTCTAAATTAAATTCAATATATTTTTCACTTTTCAAGTTGTCAGAATAATCTTTGTATAAATTTGAGTTCATATTATAAGGCGGACTTGTAAACACTGTTTTCGCGAATTCTCCCCCCATCACCCGCTCCACCACAGCCTTGTCGGTGCAATCGCCGCAAATCAGCCGATGCTCACCAAGCTTCCACAACTGCCCGCTCTCAACGCCCCACTTTTCGCGCAGCTCCTCTGCTTTATCAATCTGTGGCTCAACGTCCTCCGGCGGCTCGTCAGCCCACAAGTCAAGGTCAAGCTCCTGCTTATCAAAGCCCCATTCCAATAAATCGTCAAGCTCAAAATTGTTCGCCAGCGCATCGAAATCCCAATCGCCAGTGTTCTTATTCAGACGAATTGCCAGCTCCTCAGCTTCACGCTCGGTTAGCTCCCGTTCTGGAACGCGCACGTCTACAAGGTCATCTGGCTTATATCCGCTCTGCAACATAATTCGGCGGCGCATATGTCCGCCAATAATCCTGTTATCGGTATTAATAATAAGTGGATCGGCAACTCCAAAATTGTCAAGTGACTTTTTCAGATGCTCAGCATCGTGATCTTTCAATTGACGTGGATTCTTATCCCATTCAATTAAATCACCAAGCCTGCGCTTTTCAGTATGCCAAGTCAGCTTTACACTATTTCCCATTTATTAGCTCCACCCTTCATTTTAGCACATAATAAGCACCATTGCAACAAATGAAGTGTGGAGCTAATAAACGGGATAGAGTTCCGCTGGATGGGTACGATAACCGCTGTAGATGCTTGGAGTGCATATAAGGGCTATGTAAGCGCTACACGCAAAGCGCAGGGCATCCTTTGGGGCGATTATGGGATAGAGGCTATTTTTAACTCATACATTGAAAAGGAAATTGAGAAGTAAGGCGCCGGTCAGGAATGAACCCCAACCGGCGCAATCGCTACGTAACGCCCAGATAAACTGGGAAGACAACCAATGCTATGAAAGGCTGTAATCAAATTATAACACGAAATCAGATTGTTGACAAAAGTTTGCTATTTCGGAAGTTGTGTCAATAATTTGAAAATAGCTTTGTACTCATTGTGT